GAACAACGTGTACCTCGGCAAGTGCCACGAGGTCTGGGTGTTCGGCGATGAGATAACCGCCGGGATGCAGTCCGAGATAGATAGGGCAACGAGAAAGCCGAAGGTACAGGTCAGATACTTCACATCAGATCTTAAAGAAAAGGAGACATAAACATGCAGTACGGTTTTTACAGGGCTGATGTGACCGGGGACAAGACGAACTGCGTCTATCACGTCAGGGCTGATGTGACGGACATCGATTCCATGATAGAAGTGGCGAAGTACGATCATGTCTGCGCAGAGTATCAGAACGGTTACAGAGGCAAAGACAATTTCATACGGTCAAATGTGCTTCCGATGGACTGTGACAACGACTGGACTGAAGACCCCGACGAATGGATCACTGTCGGAAAGATAGGTGAGATATTCGCGGGATACAGCTACATCATCGTTTACAGCCGGAACCACATGAAAGTGAAGGATGGAAAGGCTCCGAGACCGAAGTTCCACGTTTACTTCCTTATAAACGAGACAACGGATATGGTCTATTACGAGAACCTCAAGATAGAACTCCAGAGGCAGTATCCGTTCTTCGATCCGAACGCACTCGGTGCGGCACGTTTCTTATATGGAGTCGCGAAGCCCGATGTCTTATGGCATGACGGGTTCATGACAATCGATGAGGATATCGATGTCGACCTTACGGTATCGGAAGAGGATGAAGCTCCGAAGGCATACCAGGCATATTCCAAAGTGATACGGACGGGAGAGCGCAACTCGACACTGTCCCGGTTCGCATCAAGGATCCTCAAGCGTTACGGCGAGTCGGACAGAACGCATGAGCTGTTCCTTCAGAGGGCGGCTGACTGCGAGGAGCCTCTCGGCGAGTTCGAACTGAAGACTATCTGGAACAGCGCCGTGAACTTCTATAACAAGAAGGTCCTTGCAGACCCGAACTACAAATCGCCGGATAAGTACAACAACGACTTCGGATGCTTCGCTCTTAAGCCGGATGACTATTCCGATGTCGGCGAGGCAGCGGTGTTTGTGAGGGAGTACAGCGATATCGTCAAATACTCAGACCCGACACATTACATCCACTACGGAGTGGAGAAGTGGGAGGAGTCGGCACTGTCGGGGTTCATCCCCTTCATGGAGTTCATCGATATCCAGCTTGCCGATGCAAGGACTACCGTTGCAACGACAGAGGAGGCACTTCTGGGACACGGTGTTCCGGCTGATGCCATCGCATCCGGCGGTAAGGCACTGCTGAAGGCATGCACAACGGAAAAGCAGCTCGATGCGGTGGAGCAGTATCTGAGTGCTCTCAAATACTACGGCTTCGTCATGAAGCACAGGGATTTCCGAAGCATACAGTCGACCGTGAACGCGGCAAGGACGATGACCTACATACAGGTCACAGATATAGATAAGGACGGTTTCATCCTCAATACACCGGGACTTACAATCGACCTCCGCAAGCCCATATCGGAAGGACATACACCGAGGCCGGAAGACCTCATCATGAAACAGACGGCGGTAGCACCGGGCGATAAGGGAGAGCAGCTGTGGCAGGATGCCCTGGAACTATTCTTCTGCGGTGATACGGAACTCATCGAATATGTCCAGAGGATCGTCGGCATGGCAGTTATCGGTGAGGTGTTCATGGAATCCCTCATCATAGCCTACGGCGATGGCCGCAACGGCAAATCAACGTTCTGGAACACTCTGTCGGCGGTTCTCGGATCATACTCCGGCGCTATATCGGCAGAAGCGCTCACTTTCGGATGCAGGCATAATGCGAGGCCCGAGATGGCGGAACTGAAGGGGAAGCGTCTCGTGATCGCAGCAGAACTTGAAGACGGCATGAGACTCAACACTGCTATGGTAAAGAAACTCTGCTCGACTGATGAGATCCCCGCAGAGCGCAAATATAAGGATCCTTTCAAGTTCCATCCCTCACACACTCTGGTGCTTTACACGAACCACCTGCCGCGGGTCGGCGTGAGCGATGCCGGAACATGGCGCAGGCTCATCGTCATACCGTTTGATGCGAAGATAGAAGGAAATTCCGACATCAAGAACTACTCTAGATACCTTGTCGAGGAAGCAGGACCAGCAGTCATGAAGTGGATCATCGAGGGTGCCAAGAAGGCCATCGCAGATGACTTCCATTTCAAGATGCCTAAGGTCGTGAGCGATGCCATCGCCAAGTATAGGTCTGATAATGACTGGCTCGGTGAGTTCCTTGATGAATGCTGTGAGACGGGTCCGTCCTTTAATCAGGCATCGGGTGAGCTTTACCAGGAGTATCGGAACTACTGTCAGGCACGTGGCGAGTTTGCGAGGAGCACTACGGATTTCTATGCTGCTCTCGAGGCAGCAGGGTTTGAGAAGAAGCGGTCGAAGAGCGTGAGATGCATAGTGGGTCTGCGTTTAAAGGTCACGGACTTTTTGGACTAAAGTTTGTTTTTGACTGTCACTGACTGTCATAGGTGACACTCATTCACGGTCAAATACATAACTTCCCTTAAGGGCTGAAATTATCAAAAAATGCCTATAAGAAGAGTTTTGTAAATGACCGTGAAAGACTGTCACCCTTTTGAGAAAGATGATGGAGGATAGCGATGTTAGAGAAAACGATCGAAGGGAAGCTGGTGCGTGAGGCAAAAAGTCGGGGGTGCATACCTATAAAGCTTTTATCTGCATCATATAACGGACTTCCCGACAGAATGATATTGGCACCGGGTGAGAGAGTTGCGTTTGTCGAACTGAAGGCGCCGGGGCAGAAACCGAGACCATTACAGATCCATAGGCATAAGCAGCTTAAGGCACTCGGCTTTAGAGTATATGTCGTTGATGACACAGACCAGATCGGAGGGATGCTTGATGAAGTATGTCCCTCATGATTATCAGCAGGTGGCAATGGAGTTCGAACTCACACACACCATTGCGATGATATGGATCTTCTGCGGAGGAGGCAAAACGGTGCTCACCTGCACGAGCCTGGAGCAGCTGCTGTTCGACTACTTCTGCATCCACAAAGTTCTCATAATATGCCCCAAGAGGGTCGCTTATACCTGGCGTGATGAGCTTGACGGGTGGGATCACCTCAAAGGCCTTAAATACAGTATCGCCATCGGGACAGCGGAGCAGAGGAAGGCAGCCCTTACGGCGGAGGCCGACCTTTATATCGTGACGAGGGATAACCTTGACTGGCTCGTGAACAAATCGGGACTGTCGATGAAGTGGGATGCGTGTGTCGTTGATGAGGTGTCGAGTTTCAAGAACCATCAGAGCAAGAGGTTTAAGGCTCTGATGCAGATAAGACCGAACTTCAAGCGCATCATTGCCTTGACGGGAACCCCGGCTTCGAACTCACTTGAAGACCTCTTTGCCGAGTACAAGCTGATGGACTACGGCGAGAGACTCGGAAAATTCATCGGAAAGTTCCGTGACAAGTACTTTCGTCCGGCAGTGTGCAACGGACAGATTGTATATAAGTATGCGCTCCTTCCCGGAGCCGACAAGCAGATCTATGACAAGGTCAGGGATATCACAATGAGCCTTGAGCAGATGGACTGTCTTAAGATGCCGGAACTCATCGAGTCGAATGTCAATGTGAACCTCACGGAAGAACAGATGAAGAAATATGATTCCTTCAGGAAGGAACTCATCATGGAACTGCCAGAAGGAGAGGTCACGGCATCGAATGCCGCGTCACTCATCAACAAGCTCACCCAGGTTTCAAATGGTGCCGTCTATTCCGATGACGGAGAGATCATACCGATACACGAAGCAAAGCTTGATGCGATGGAGGATGTACTTGAAGCCCTCCAGGGTGAAAACACATTACTCGTCTATTGGTATAAGCATGATCTCATAAGGATACGGGAGAGGCTTGATGCACTCGGCATAACCTACGGCATCATCAACAGTGATGAGAGCATAAAGGCGTGGAACAATAAGGAGTACAGTGTCGGACTGATACAGCCGATGAGCTGCGGTCACGGCATCAATCTTCAGAAAGGAGGATCGCATATCATATTCTTCGGCCAGTTCTGGAGCCTTGAGTTAAGACACCAGGTGCTGTGCCGGATCTACAGACAAGGACAGAAGGAATCGTGTGTTGTCGTGCAGAACATCATATGCAAAGGAACTGTCGATGAGAAGATACAGAAGGCGGTGTCCGATAAGGACATGACGCAGTCGGCTCTCATAGCTGCCGTAAAGGCAGACCTGCACTTAACAGATAGTTAATAAGGAGGTTCTTTATGACAGCACAACAGTTTGTACAACAGTTATGGGGCATTGACGGACGGATAAAGTTCATGACGGAAAACCTCGAGCAGCTCAACAGCGAACTGACCCGGCTGTGCGGATCCGGTTACGAAGAGAGGTATGACCCGAGCAGTAAGACGGATGCACCGTTTGTATCAGTCATCGAGAAGAAGATGGAGGTGGAGGAGAGGCTCAAGCGCCTCATAGAAAAGAGACAGACGGTTCTTAATGCGATATACAGTCTTGACGATACGGATGAATGCAATGTTCTGCTGTATCGGTACAGGGAGAATATGTCCTTCAGGGAGATAGCGCGAGTGATGTACTGCCATCACACGACAGCCATCCGAAAGCATGACAGTGCACTCGAACATCTGCGTTTTTGAAAAAGCACCGAAATGCATACAAATGCACCGCTATGACATATTGCAAGCCTATTTCGGCTGTGTTAGGATATAATCGGTAGAAGTGAATAAGGGAACCTCGACGGGAAACCGCCGGGGTTTTTTATATGCCTGGTTCCTTTCGGAGGATGACACGTTCGGTAGGTGTGACAACTAAGAAGCTGCCGCATCGACCACAGATAAGGAACTGTTCCTTGGAACACCAGCACACCGTCTTTTTGCAGACAGCGCATTGGTAGCGGAGCAGTTTTGTTTTGGATGTGCTTATTGTCCGATGGAGTTCGAACCGCTTGACGTTGAGTTTCTTAACGTACTTTTTGGCATGTTCATCAAGGGTGGTTATGCTCCAGCCGATGCCGGAACTATGCTTTACATCAAGTCCGTGGTCTTCGGCGATGCGCTTGAACTCTTTGTTGTGATACTTATGGTTTGAGGATGTTTCCTTTATATCATTCACACGGCAGTACAGATGAACCATCTCATGTAGAAGGGTAGCACAGACATGTTCGGGATCGCGGTCAATGTCGAGCGCCGATATGTTAAGTTCGTATCGTTCTTCTTTACTTGAGTCCGATACCCATCGAGGTACGGAAGACAGATGACCATGCGCTTTCGGTGTCGGAAGGATACAGATCATGACTTCGGGCAGAGCGTTATTGTAGTAATGCTTGTTGAAACGGTTGAAGAGACGAGTGAGTTCCTTCTCGTACTCGTGCCCGGATGTTAATGAAGTTACTTGACCTTTAGAATTCTTGATGCTCATAAAAACAAAAATGAAAACAACGGAATATCAACGATAGTTATATAGATAATAACACTAATAATAAGAATACACTAGCGCAAACCGCTTTTTTACTGCATTGTTGTTTTCAAACAGGATAGGGATGGAAGTGATTGACATGCCACGAAAGCCACAGCACCCATGCAAGTATCCGATGTGTCCGAACCTTGTTCCGGCAGGACAGATGTACTGTGAAGAACACCGTACGACAGACGGATACAAACGTGCGAGTGCATCACAGAGAGGATACGGAAGCCGATGGCAGAGACTGTCGAAACTATATTTGAAGAAACATCCGCTATGCGTTAAATGCCTCGAGAATGACCGATACGAACCAGCAACGGTCGTGGATCATAAGATTCCTCATCGTGGCGATGATACACTTTTCTGGGACGAAGAAAACTGGCAGGCACTCTGCAAAAGCTGTCACGATCACAAAACTGGAACTGAAGATAGCACTCCAGTTTATGCATACAAAAAGACCCATACGCTGACGATGTGACGCATGGATCTTTTCGTGCACGTAAGATTCTGCTTACAGTACATAATATAGCACGGGGGTGGGGGTATGTAAATCTGTCACAACGTGGTTCCCCAAGACCGGCCCCCCCTCATCTTCGTAAAAATCGCATTTTCAAACGGGGTATAAGGGACAAGACCTTTCGAAGGTCTTTTTTTATTACAGAAACAGAGGTGTAAGTATGGCAAAAGACGGAACTGCCAGGGGCGGCCAGAGGGTCGGTGCCGGCCGCAAGTCCAAAGCACTGACGGATAAGATATCAGCCGGAAACCCAGGTAACAGAAAACTGAAAGTAATAGACCTTCCAAAGGTCAAGGATCTTGACGGAGAAGATATGCCGGAGCCGAGGGAGTACCTAAAGGCTGCACAGAAGAACGGCATGACTTTTGATGCGGAAGAGATCTACAAGGAAACATACATATGGATAAAAGAGCGCGGATGTGAACGGCTCATCAGCAAACAGCTTATTGAGCAGTATGCCATGAGTGTCTCCAGATACATACAGTGTGAACAGGCTGTTTCGGAATATGGTTTCCTTGCAAAGCACCCGACTACCGGGCAGGCATGTGCGTCACCATATGTGAGTATGTCGCAGTCGTACTTAAAGCAGGTCAATTCGCTGTGGTACATGATCTTCCAGGTGATCAAAGAGAACTGCAGTGACGAGTACAAGGGAGCGGCCCCGCATGAAGATGTGATGGAGATGCTCTTAAGGAAGAGAGGCTGACTATGGATAAAGAACAATGTATCGCGGTGCTGAAGGCGAGGAAAAACAAACTGACACCGCAGCAGTATTCCACAATAAAAGGACAGATACTTGCCGGAGATGTCGAGGGGGCAAAGAAGGGACTCGACAGGCTTGAAAGGAGGAGCATCAGGGTATGAAAACTACAGAAAAGATGGAACTGATTAGAACATCAGAACTGATACCATATCAGAACAATGCCCGGACGCACTCACAGGAGCAGATAAACAAGATTCGTTCATCCCTGCGTGAATTTGGCTTTGTAAATCCGATCATCATAGATAAGGATAAAACGGTCATCGCCGGGCACGGCAGACTTGCAGCTGCCAAGGAAGAAGGTATAGATGAGGTTCCGTGTGTGTATGCAGATTATCTGACGGAAGCTCAGAAGAAGGCATATATCCTTGCTGATAACCGTATGGCTCTTGATGCCGGCTGGGATGAAGAGATGTTACGAGTCGAGATTGAAGCCTTGGAGGGCATGGACTTTGATGTTTCCTTTACCGGCTTTGATGAGAAAGAGATATCGGATCTTTTCGCAACGGATGATACCGGAGCCGAGGATGACGACTTTGATGTCGAGGCTGAGCTTGAGAAACCTACATTTTCAAAAGCCGGGGACATCTGGATCCTAGGAAGGCACCGACTGATTTGCGGGGACTCAACTGACGAAAGTGTAATAAACACTTTGATGGACGGTAAGAAGGCAAACCTCGTGGTCACGGACCCGCCGTACAATGTAAATTACGAAGGGACAGCCGGAAAGATCAAAAACGATAACATGGCATCGGACAAGTTCTATGAGTTCTTGCTCGGTGCTTTTTCATGTATGAACGCGGCTATGGCGGATGATGCCTCTATATATGTATTCCACGCGGATACGGAGGGGCTCAACTTCCGTAAGGCATTTGCGGACGCAGGCTTTTACCTGTCCGGGTGCTGCATATGGGAGAAACCGTCGCTTGTACTCGGCAGGTCACCATACCAGTGGCAGCATGAACCGGTGCTTTATGGCTGGAAGGCTAAGGGAAAGCATCAGTGGTATTCCGGAAGGTCTGATACAACCATCTGGAAGTTCGAAAAGCCAAAGAAGAACGCTGATCATCCAACAATGAAGCCTATACCGCTTATTGCCTATCCTATAAAGAATAGCTCCATGACGAACTCTATCGTCCTGGATCCGTTCGGAGGGAGCGGCTCGACGCTTATCGCCTGCGAGCAGATGGAGAGGATCTGTAACACATGCGAACTTGATGAGAAATATTGCGATGTTATCGTAAAGCGCTACATCGAGCAGGTCGGATCGGACGTAGATGTTTCGGTAATCCGGGACGGGGAGACTATACCTTTTGCGGATGTCGAGAAGCCGGAAGAGTGATTGTGTATAATGCCCAGTATTTCACAGCTATCTTTGACACATAAAGCCTTGCTATTACTGGCTTTTAGAGTGATTAATGTACTACGCCGAAAGGCAAAAACTACACAAAGTCAGTAAAAAGGAGGCAATTATGAGAGTTGAATTTAACAGAACGGGTAAGGAAAGAAAAGAACTGGTCGAGACACTTTCGAGGATCACCGAAGAGAAAGCCGAGTATTTGGGAGCGCCCAGCATGGCATACAGGATCGGGCAGTTCGTGGTGACGAAGAACGGCGCGCTTGAATGCGAGTTCGAAGACGCATTGGAGCTTATGGTCGAAAGCCTGGCCTTTGAGGGGATCCTTTCACAGGATAAGCCAAAGAGCGAGCTGCCCAAAGCCCCGGAGGTTGATGAGGCGGCACTTACTATCGAGATGCCGAGGGAAAAATTCACAGATGAAGCAATCGAAAACCTTAAGAGAATCACACAAAGCAAGGGAGAGCTATTCAAAAAGGCATTTGAAGCAGATGAACTTCCAATCAATGTCACGGACACGAAAGTCGCCTTCCCTTGGTTTAGGAATACAGATGCGGAAGCGGTAAAAGCCTACACCCACTTCATTGAAGAGATCTGCAACATGGCCATAAACCAGAAGCGGATTTCGGCAAAGGAGCGCGAGGTCGACAACGAGAAGTACGCATTCAGATGCTTCCTCCTTAGGCTCGGCTTTATCGGAGAAGAATACAAGACGGAGCGCAAGATCCTGCTGAAGAACCTTTCAGGGTCCTCAGCATTCAAGGGAGGTGGCAAGGCATGAGATTTCCGAGTAGAGAACAAGTTGAAAGAGTAAGGGAACTATACCCGGCAGGAACCAGAGTAGAACTGATACGCATGGACGATCCGCAGGCACCGCCAGCAGGTACATGCGGTACCGTAACCGGGGTTGATGATACGGGTAGCCTTCTGATGGACTGGGATAACGGATCCGGGCTCAACGTAGTCTACGGTGAAGATATCGTAAAAAAGGTGGAGGGCTGACATGACTGAAACAGTAAGAAACCAGATCCTCACGGTAAGGGAAACCGGATATACAAACATGTTTGATACGAGAAATGTTCTCGAGATCGCGCAGCTTTTTGATTTTGGCGAGCTTGCCGAGTGGCTTCCGGAGCATAAAAAGGAATATGGCCAGTTCATTTTGTACGGTGATGATACACAATGAAAAGCCTCAGTCTTTGGTGGATTTATGATGCACATAATCGTTGCTATATATGTACTTTAGAGCGAATATATCCATAACAAAAGGAAAGCACCCCCCAAGAAGGAGGAAGAAAATGAGATACATCGACAGAACAAACTGCAAAAGCATGAGCGACAAAGGCGCCGATCACGAGATCAAGACGATGGGAAAGCTTACCAGGACGGCTACCAAGATCGCCGAAGAAAACCACCTCGGACTTCTTAAAACACACTTCGGGATTTACCGGGTGATCAGAGAGTGTGGACTTGGCGCCTACAGAGCAGACCTTAAAGACCTCGCCGAGGTGGACGAATTTTTGAAAAACCTTGACGCACACAAGGCTGACAGGCTTTAAGGAGGGACGAAGATGAAGAATGGATGGCACGAAGGTACCATAGGAGCTCCGATGGGGAGCAAAGACAACAGGATCGCCCACTACTGGGTAAAGACAGCAGAAGAAGATCAGGAAGCCGGTATGGGCCGGATCGTAAAGATGCAGGTTAAGATCGATGGCGAGACTAAAGTAAACTACGACAGAGGCTGGGACATCGAGCCGGATGAGAACGACGAGCTAGTCATGCTAGCCTACAGCATCCTGATCCACGAATATAAGTAAGAAACAAAGAGAAGAGCCTCGGCTCTTTCTCTCGTACATAGATAAGGAGAGTCGCTTCGGCGGCTATTTTTTATGCGTAAATTGAAGAAATATGTGCCGACAAGGTTCATGGCTAAAACCTCACATTACGATAAAGAAGAAGCTGATTTCGTGGTGGCATTCATAGAACAGCTGAAACACACAAAGGGTGAGTTCTATAATCAGCCGTTCGAACTTATCGACTGGCAGGAACAAATCATCCGGGATGTTTTCGGGATCTTGAAGAAAGATGGATGCAGACAGTTCAATACTGTGTATATCGAGGTCCCCAAAAAATGCGGGAAATCTGAACTTGCTGCGGCTGTTGCATTATTTATGTTAACCGCCGACGGAGAACAACGAGGTGAAGTTTATGGCTGTGCTGCAGACCGAGATCAGGCATCACTCGTATTTGATGTAGCGTGTGATATGGTGAGATTATGTAAACCATTAGAGAAAAGATGCGATATACGCCCAAGTCGAAAAAGCATCCATTTCGGTCCCACGGCAAGTACATATAAAGCAGTGTCGGCGGATGTAGCTGGAAAGAGCGGAATAAATGTGTCTGCTTTGATCTTTGATGAGTTATGGGTACAGAAATCAAGGGATTTCTACCAGATGATGACATCTGGCACTTCAGATGCAAGGCGTAATCCCTTACATTTTATCATCACAACCGCCGGAAACGACCAGAACACCATCTGTTATGAACTGCATCAGAAGGCAGTGGATATATTGGAGGGACGAAAGTTCGACCCTCATTTTTATCCTGTCATATATGGCGCGGATGAAAATGATGACTGGACGGATCCTAAGACCTGGTACAAAGCGAATCCTAGCCTTGGCATAACGATAACCGAGGACAAGGTCGCAGCCGCGTGTGAGCAAGCAAGACAGAATCCGGCAGAAGAGAATGCATTCAGACAGCTTAGGCTCAATCAGTGGGTAAAGCAGAGTATACGCTGGATGCCTATGGAAAAATGGGATGCATGTAAGGTCAATTTTGAAGAATCTGTACTTGAAGGCCGGGTATGTTATGCCGGACTTGATTTGTCGAGCACAACAGATATAACTGCACTCGTATTAGTATTTCCGCCGATTGACGAAGATGATAAATATCATGTCCTTCCATACTTCTGGGTGCCAGAAGAGACCGTAGGCCTTCGTGTGAGAAGGGATCATGTCCCATATGACATTTGGGAGAAACAGAGCTATATCATGACAACCGAGGGGAATGTCATCCACTACGGCGAGATAGAGCATTTCATATATGATCTATACGATCGTTTCAACATCAGGGAGGTTGTTTATGATCGATGGGGAGCAACGCAGATAAGCCAGGACATCGAAAATTTCGGAATAATGGTAGTACCGTTCGGTCAGGGATTTGCCTCGATGTCACCACCTACGAAGGAACTTATGAAACTGGTGCTTGAACAGAAGATAGCACATACTGGTCATCCTGTACTCCGATGGATGATGGACAACATATTCATAAGGACTGACCCGGCGGGGAACATAAAGATGGATAAATCCAAATGCACTGAAAAGATCGATGGGGCCGTAGCACTGGTCATGGGATTGGACCGGGCGATAAGGTGCGGAAATGATACATCGGAAAGTGTCTATGATGAGCGCGGCCTTATCGTGATATAGGCTTCGGCTGATACTCATCCTTTCCGTAAACAATATAAATAATTAGAAAGGAAAGACATGAAATTTCGACAGCTTTTTTCATCAAGAGATAAACCTAAAGATACCGTGGGCACGGGCTCACGGTTTTTCTTTGGAGCATCGGCATCAAACAAATTGGTAACAGAGAAGACAGCTATGCAGACAACAGCCGTTTATGCATGCGTGAGGATATTATCAGAGGCTATAGCAAGCCTCCCGCTTCATGTGTACTCATACAAGGACGGCGGTGGAAAGCAGATGGAGGTGACGCACCCTTTATACAGAGTGCTTCATGACGAGGCTAACCCCGAGATGACATCGTTTACTTTCTTCGAGGTGATGATGTGCCACCTTCTTCTGCATGGGAACGCATATAGCCAAATTATTCGTGATGGCAAGGGAAATGTGGTGGCTCTTTATCCACTCCTTCCAGATCAGATGGATGTGGAGCGTGATGACAGAGGCCGTCTCCAATATGTCTACACACGGCAGTCAGATGAGAATCCGAACTTCAAGGACATGGGGCAGGTGGTGCTCAAGTATGAGGATGTACTGCATGTTCCCGGTCTCGGCTTTGACGGTCTTATCGGATACTCGCCCATAGCGATGGCGAAGAACGCGGTGGGTCTGACCATTGCAGCCGAGGAGTACGGTAGCGCCTTCATGAAGAACGGAGCCAATCCCGGCGGTGTACTTGAACATCCGGGGATCCTTAAGAACCCAGATAAGGTAAGGGAGAGCTGGAACGAGATTTACAGAGGCTCGAACAATGCACACCGTATCGCGGTCCTTGAGGAAGGAATGCACTTCCAGCCTATAACGCTCAAGCCGGACGAGATACAGTTCCTCGAGACGAGGAAGTTCCAGCTTGACGAGATAGCAAGGCTGTACCGCATACCGCCTCACATGATAGGCGATCTTGAACATGCGACGTTCTCCAACATAGAGAACCAGTCGCTCGAGTTCGTAAAGTATACCCTCGACCCGTGGGTGATCCGTCTTGAGAAGGCGATGCAGAAAGCACTCCTCCTTCCGGGAGAAAAGGGCAAGTACATCATAAAGTTCAATGTGGACGGACTGCTCCGTGGTGACTATGCATCAAGGATGCAGGGCTACGCCGTGGGACGTCAGAACGGATGGTTTTCCGCGAACGACATCCGCGAGATGGAGAACATGAACCCCATATCCGAAGAGGAGGGCGGGAACCTTTATCTCGTCAACGGCGCAATGTGCAAGTTAGCGGATGCCGGGGTATATGCAAAGAATAAGGAGGTCAAAAATGAAACGTAAATTCTGGAACTGGATAAGGGACGAAAGCGCCAGCGGGGCAGATGCACCGAGGACGCTTTTTTTATCGGGAGAGATATCCGATGAGACGTGGTTCGGGGATGAGGTCACACCGCAGGCTTTCAGGGATGAACTTGAAAGCGGTAACGGAGACATCCAGGTAGTGATCAACTCACCGGGCGGTGACTGTTTTGCAGCAGCACAGATTTTTTCAATGCTCAAGGAATATCCCGGTAACGTCCATGTGAAGATCGACTCGCTCGCAGCATCTGCTGCATCGGTCATCGCGATGGCAGGGGACAAGGTATCCATCAGCCCTGTAGGGATGCTGATGATCCATGACCCGTCCATGATCGCCTTCGGAAACAGGCGTGACATGGAACAGGCGATAGCGGTGCTCGATGAGGTCAAGGAATCGATCATCAATGCATATTCGATGAAGAGCGGGCTGTCCCATAACAAGATAAGCCAGCTCATGAGCGCAGAGACATGGATGAACGCCAAGAAGGCGCTCGACATGGGGTTCGTCAACGAGATCCTCTACCAGGACAACGCAGTCCCCGTAGAGGACGAGAAAGAGGCACCCGCCGTGCCGGAGGACAAGCCTTCGGATCACACTTCTGGAGTTCTTTTTAGCCGTAAGGCTTTAGAAGATAGCTTCATTGCAAAAGTAACTGATATGAGACCGAAGAACAGCGTCTCTATCGAAAGCCTGGATAAAAGATTATCTCTTTTATCACACTAACGAGGAGGAAAACATTATGGATAAGATTTTGGAGTTAACAGAGAAAAGAGCCAAGGCATGGGAGACCGCAAAGGCATTTCTCGACAGCAAGCGAAACGCTGACGGTTTCGTATCGGCGGAGGATGCTGCTGCTTATGACAGGATGGAGGCTGAAGTACAGGCTCTTACAACAGAGATCGAGCGTCTCACGAGACAGGCTGCGATTGATGCGAAGCTTGCAGAGGCAACGAGCGAACCTATTGTGAACACTCCTTCAGCAAAGGTTACCGAGGAGAAGACGGGAAGGGCATCTGATGCGTATAAGAACGCGATGCTCACAGCACTTAGGACAGAGTTCCGTCAGATCTCCGACGTTCTCCAGGAAGGAGTCGATGCAGACGGCGGCTACTTGGTACCCATTGAGTACGACAAGCGCCTTATCGACGTACTTGATGAAGAGAATATCATGAGGGGTCTTGCAACAAAGATTACGACATCCGGCGAGCACAAGATCAACATGGCTGCGACAAAGCCTGCAGCTGCATGGATCGAGGAAGGCGAAGCACTTACATTCTCCGATGCAACGTTCGATCAGAAGATTATGGACGCACATAAGCTTCATGTCGCTATCAAAGTTACGGAAGAATTATTGTACGATAATGCCTTTAATCTTGAGAACTACATTATCACAAAGTTCGGTGCAGCACTTGCAAATGCGGAGGAAGACGCTTTCTTAAACGGTGACGGCAACGGAAAGCCGACCGGGCTTTTCCATGCATCAAAGGGTGCTGAAGTAGCCGGAACAAATACGGCAGCGCTCAAGTCGGATGACATCCTTGACCTCATCTATGCGCTCAAGCGTCCTTACCGCAAGAACTCATCGTTCATCATGAACGACAAGACGCTTGCAGAGATCAGAAAGCTTAAGGACGGCCAGGGTAATTACCTCTGGGTACCTTCATATGTAGCGGGTGAGCCGGACAGGATCGCCGGATACCAGGTACGCACGAGTGCATTCGCACCCGAGGACAAGATCGCGTTCGGTGACTACAAGTACTACAACATCGGTGATAGAGGCACACGTTCGATGACAGTCCTCCGCGAACTCTTCGCAGGAAACGGAATGATCGGATATGTCGCAAAAGAGCGTGTAGACGGACTTTTAATCCTTCCCGAGGCTGTGCAGGTACTCAAGCTTAAGAAGACGGGCACATCCGGCAGCGGTAATGGATCATAAGGAGAGATGACATGACAGTTTCATTACAGGCAGCAAAACAATACCTGCGGGTCGATTCGTCCGATGAGGATACCCTCATAGAGAGCCTTACCGCAGCATCGGAGAAGATGTGTAAGGATATCCTTCGCATACCCGACGGGGAGGAACTGGATGAAGGCCCTATGGTAGAGACTGCTGTCCTGTATGGACTGGCATATCTTTTCGAGCATAGGGAGGAAGCGGACCATAAGGCACTGATGGATAATCTGAGATGGATACTCGGCGCAGAACGGAAAGAGGTGTTCTGACATGGAAATATCAAGGCTTAATGTCCGCGTCACTTTCCAGAAGAACACGATCACTGAGGATGAGATAGGTAACCATGTGAACACATGGGAAGATGTTTTTTCGTGTTATGCGACAGTGAGCAATAAGAACCTTCCGAAAGAGGATGAGGCATCCGGAGTAGTGCGTGAGACCCACAATATGTACATCACGGTCCGCTGGTGCAGTGAGTTAAAAGACGTACAGCCGGGGACACACCGGATCAAACTTGCCGACCGTATCTACAACATAGTGTCGGTCGACGATATGGCTTTCCGGCATCACAGCCTTAAATACTTCACAGAACTTGAGAGGGACAGCGATGAAGACAGTATCGATTGACGAGATGGGAAACGCCATAGCCAAGGAGTTCGAGGAATATGTCGATATTACGGAAGAACAGGTCGGAAAGATATGCAAGGAAGTGGCTGATGATGCCAAGGAGGAGATCCAGAAGACTGCTCCGGTAGACACAGGCCGTTATAAAAAGTCTTGGAAGGTGACCGAGGAGAAGAAAGGTAAAGGCGCAAAGTATATTGTCCATGCTGGACGGTATCGTCTGACGCATCTTCTCGAGTTCGGACATGCCAAGCGTGGAGGCGGCCGTACAAAGGCATATCCGCACATAAGTAAAGGCGAGAGCCTTGCTATAAAGGAACTTAAGCAGAAAGCAGGTGGACTATGACAAAGCAAGAAGTTGTTCGGATGGTCAAAAGCATCGGACTTCCTGTAGCATATGATCACTTCGCTGAAGGGGAGTCACCGAAACCGCCGTTCATTGTATATCTGTACCCGAGTGCGGACAATTTTGCAGCTGACGGGATGGCATACCATAAGCAGGACATACTGCATATCGAACTGTACACAAACAAAAAGAACCTATCTCTTGAAGATATGATCGAGGCTGTGCTTGACGGGCATGGCCTTTTTTATGAAAAATCGGAAACTTGGATTCCGGAAGAGAAAATGTATGAAGTCCTATATGAAACGGAGGTATAACTATGGGAGCAAAAAACAAAGTTAAGTACAATCTCTGTAATGTGCACTTCGCTCCGCTGACCGAAGCTGCAAACGGAGATATCTCTTGGGATATACCGATACCCATACCGGGCGCGGTGAGTCTGTCCCTTGAGCCTACCGGAGAGCCGGAGAGTTTCTATGCTGACGGCGTTGAGTACTACGTTATAAATAACAACCAGGGATATGACGGAGACCTTGAGATCGCCCTTATTCCCGAGTCGTTCAGAACGAGAGTGCTCAATGAGACTGTTGATGCATCAAATGTCCTTATCGAGAATTCGAACGCACAGGCAGGACATTTTGCTCTCCTTTTCTCCTTCGACGGTGATGCAAAGCAGATCAGGCACTGCATGTTCAACTGTTCATCCGCAAGGCCCAATATCGCATCAAAGACGAACGAGGATAAGCGTGAAGTACAGACTGAGAAGCTTACGATCAAGGCACGTCCCCTTGCATCAGGACTCGTTAAGGCTAAGACCGGGGATAACACGAAGGCAGCGGCTTACAATAACTGGTTCAAAAACGTTTATGTACCCGATATGTCAAGTACGGGCAACGATGAGCCGGAAGATGAGTCAGAGCCTACGAACCCTTAAGGAGGAAGAGTTATGGGTATGAAAAAGACTATAAACATTGACGGGAAAGATGTGGAATTCAAAGCGAGTGCCGCCATCCCCCGGATATATCGTCTTAAGTTCGGCAGGGACATCTACAAGGACATGGCAAGCCTTGAAACGAGCGTAGACGGGAACAGTGAAGAGGCATCAGGTCTTGACTCGTTCTCTCTTGAGATGTTCGAGAACATAGCGTTCATCATGGCAAAGCATGCAGACCCTTCCATACCGGACAAGGTGGAGGACTGGCTCGATGATTTCAACACGTTCTCTATCTACCAGGTTCTACCGGAACTTATAGACCTGTGGGGCATGAATGTCCAGACACAGGTTGAAAGTAAAAAAAAATACGATCCATCGACAGGGAAATGACAACCCCACTGTTCCTTCTCAGATGCTTGCAGATAGGTCTGAGCCTTCGTGACTTGGACCTTCTGACAGTGGGGATGGTAAATGACATTTTCGTTGAAAATCAGAACGATGATTTTGAATATGAAGAGGTAGCTGATCAGGCGGATTTTGATGCTTTTTGAATACATGTTCTTGTGCTATTATTGAACTGCTGGAGGCACAGAAATGGAATTAAAAGAATACATCAAATCCGAAACAAACGGAGTAATTGAGTCCAATATGTTTGAGAGCGTTTATAGTAATTTTATGAACGTTGTCAAATATTATACTGATAAAAAGAAGTTTTCGGGGATCGAGGAGTATATTATCCCGAAATTAGAAATGCTTGCAAACGAGACCATTGAGAAAAAGGAAAAACTTATAGATTCATATCTATCTCTTTGTATGACGTTTGAACCATATGTAAAAAAAGTTCTGTTTATTGTTGACCGCGATAGGTATGAAAACCTTGCAAAATCAGAGAGCAATGCTTTGGTGGAATATCTGAAAGCCGTGGGCTATTCGGTTTTTGTGAAAGCTGAGAATCGGAATAAGATTACAGATATTATTTTCAAGGCCCACGAATTTAGAAATGATAAGTCACACGAGTGTGAAAATCTCAAAATATCACAACTCTATGAAAGAATAGATATATACATATGCGCCTACATGCTTGTTGCACAAAAGCGCAATAAGGATTTAAAGACTATTTTCGGAGAGCCGACGTCATATCTGTTTGCAAAGGATGCCCCTCTAGATATGGATATATTCCAAGAAATTGATGTGCGATCGGTCATTCATCTACTTGAGATGGGAAAAAAGAAAACAACACCGGGAATTAAAAAGCAAATCAAACGGTATTTCAAAGAACCATATAGGACAGATATTACATATTATGAACCCGATGGAACAATTAGGATAGAGTCTTACGACAAGGACGGTAAGCTTATCGATGAGAGTTCTTCTGATCAAAGTCAAGAGGAGTGTAAGTTAAAAGTCTTTGATTATTTGAAGAATGATAACGGGGAGATCATCGGTGCAAAGTACTATTATTATGACAAGCTGGACAACAATCAAGTTTTTTCAATAGATAAAGTTACATTTGAAAAAGAAGACGGACTTATAAAGATTTATAATGAAAAAGAGGATATAGAAACTCCAGGATTGCATAGGCCCAGTAGAGCACACGAAAAAGCCTTATATGCAACTTTTGATGAATATGGACGTCCACTTGATATCGGCGGGGTCAAATACATATATGATGGGAAAGATAGACTGATATCCATCGACAAAGGGAGAAAGTATTTTAATGTCGAATATAGTGGAAATGAAATGCGTTTTTATAGACTGACAAAGCGAGGAGAAAAAGCATATACACGGAAATGGTATGTTATTGATGGCTTGGTGGTGAAGGAAGTAATCTATATGAACGAGATAAACGTGGAACCATCTGACAGTCAAGAGATTGTGGGAGAATATGAAACAGAATATTATTAAAAGGCGCATGAACAATCGTCCACGCGCCGTTTGATTAGGAATGTGTCTTGGCGGTAATAATCGCTATGACAATCCCTTCCACTGCCTTGATGACAGCGAGAATGACTTCGTCGCTTACTTTATTCATACCTGCCTCCTTTATGGATAGACAATGTTTACAGTAACAAATTGAAGTCATCCTATTGATTATTCTCGCATATATTATAATAAAAAGCAATAAAAATGCCACCATGTTCGAGACACGATGGCATGTATATAATCCGGTCGGAAGGAGCCGAACCGGGAAGGGCGGAAAGTTGCCGCCACGATATTATGATAACATACAGCACTTACCTAACGGTAGGTGCTTTTTTCATGCGTTTTAAGGAGGTTAAGAATGGCAAACAGAATAGCCGGAATTACCGTCGAGATCGGCGGTGATACCACAAAACTCTCAGCCGCCTTAAAGAGCGTGAATTCGGAGATAAGGTCAACTCAGAGTGAACTGAAGGACGTAAACCGCCTTCTGAAACTTGATCCGGGTAATGCTGACCTTATGGCACAGAAACAAAGGCTTCTGCGGGATGCAATAGCTGAAACAAAAGAAAAACTCGAACAGCTGAAAGTCGCGGCAGAGCAGGCGAACGAGAAACTTGCCAATGGTGAGATATCACAGAAGCAGTATGATGCCCTTCAGCGCGAGATATCTGAAACAGAACAGAAACTGAAGGGACTCGAGGAACAGGCGAGCAAGTCTGCCGTAGCCCTTCAGAAGATAGCGGCAACGGGTGAAAAGCTAAAAGCAGCCGGAGATAAGATCACGGGTGTGGGACAGACACTTACAAGGAATGTCACGGCTCCTGTTGTCGGCGCTGGAGTAGCTGCAGTAAAGACGGCGGCAGACTTCGATGCTGCAATGAGCCAGGTGGCAGCTGTATCAGGTGCTACGGGAGATGATTTTGATAAGCTCCGTGACAAGGCACGTGAGATGGGATCAAAGACGAAGTTCTCCGCATCTGAAGCAGCTGAGGCCATGAACTACATGGCTATGGCCGGCTGGAAGACCGGAGATATGCTTGCAGGTGTTGAGGGTATTATGAACCTCGCAGCTGCCTCGGGCGAGGACCTTGCGACCACATCGGATATAGTGACGGATGCCCTTACGGCATTTGGACTGTCCGCAGGAGATAGCGGACATTTCGCTGATATCCTTGCGGCGGCGTCATCAAATGCGAATACGAATGTCTCCATGATGGGTGAGACGTTCAAATACTGTGCGCCTATAGCAGGTGCACTTGGTTATTCAGCAGAAGATACAGCCCTTGCGATAGGCCTTATGGCAAACGCCGGTATCAAGTCATCACAGGCAGGTACATCTCTTCGAAAGATCATGACAGAGCTTAACGGGGAAATAAAGATCCACGGCTCACAACTCGGGGATGTGACTATACAGACGGCAAACGCTGACGGGACCATGAGGAGCTTTTCTGATATCCTCGGGGACTGCCGGAGTGCATTCTCAAGACTGACTGATTCTGAGAAAGCCTCAACAGCTGAGTCGCTTGTCGGAAAGACAGCTATGTCAGGCTTCCTTGCGATAATGAACGCAGGGGAAGGTGATGTATCAAAACTTGAGAATGCTATCGGTCATTGTTCTGACACGATGGACGGATATAACGGGGCAGCGGCAAAGATGGCATCTGTCATGCAGGATAACCTGTCTGGACAGCTTACGATCCTTAAGTCACAGCTTCAGGAGCTTGCCATATCGATAGGTGATGCATTGATGCCTTCTATCCGGGAGTTCGTAGAGCATATCCAAAAGCTCGTTGATAAGTTCAACAGCCTTGATGATGGCACTAAGGCGATCATAGTAAAGGTTGCACTCTTTGCGGCGGCCCTCGGTCCTGTGCTTATCGTCATAGGAAGTGTGGTATCAGCCATAGGTTCCATTATGACGATCATACCGGCACTTGCATCTGGAATAAGTGCGGTAACGGGTGCGTTTGGGGCACTTTCCGCAGTTATGCTTGCAAACCCGATAACACTTGTAATAGCGGCGGTAGCGGCACTTATTGCTATCTTCGTCGTGCTGTGGAATAAGTGTGATGCCTTCAGGGAGTTTTGGATAAACCTATGGGAGAAGATAAAGTCGCTGTTCTCATCAGTCGTTGATTTCATAAAGGAGAACTGGCTCGGCTTAGCGCTCTGCCTTGTAAACCCCATAGCGGGCGCTTTCAAGCTTTTATACGATAACTGTGAGGGATTCAGGACTTTCTGGCAGAACCTATGGACCGGTATAAAGGACTTCTTCTCCGGGATATGGGAAGGGATCAAGTCCGTGTTCTCCGGGGTAATAGATTTTATAAAGAACAACTGGCAGGGGCTCCTGCTTATACTCGTAAATCCCATAGCAGGTGCGTTCAAACTCATATATGACAACTGTGAAGGCTTCCGTGAGTTCTGGCAGAACCTGTGGACTGCGATCAAAGACTTCTTCGTAGGCGCGTGGGACGGCATCAAGGAATTCTTCTCAGGCATTTGGGAAGGACTTAAGAGTGCGGCCCAGACCGGCTGGGAGTTTATACGAGACGGCGTGACAGAGGCTTGGGAGAACCTGAAGGAAGGAACCGAGTCGAACTGGGAGACCATCAAGGAAGCTGTCGGTACGGCTTGGGACTGGATCTGCGAAAAGTCCTCGTCTGCATGGGATTCCGTAAAGGAAGGTACGAGCAGTGCGTGGGACAGCATCAAGGAAAAGACCAGTAGTGCCTGGGACAGCCTTAAGGAAAGCGTAGGCTCTGTCTGGGAGAGTATAAAGGAAAAGACAAAGTCGGCGACATCTTCTGTAAAAGAGACAGTCCAGAATGCATGGTCCGGGATAAAAGAGAACTCACAGAGTACCTGGAACAGCATAAAGGAGACGGTGACGAGTATTGCCTCTTCTGTAAAGGAAAAGGTGCAGTCTACGTGGTCTGACCTTAAGGAAAAGACCTCAAGTACGATGTCTGCTATGAAGGATAAGGTCGTAGAAGGCTGGAACACTATCAAGGAAAGGACATCCACGCTCTGGGGTGAGATAAGGGATAAAGTCACGACTGTTGCTGGGGATATGAAAGAGAAGTTCATATCAACGGTGACATCACTTTCGGAGACCTTTACCGGAAAGCTCCATGAGATGAAAGAGAAAACCTCGTCAGGCCTTCACGAGATGGGATCTGCGATAAGCCAGAAACTGTCCGATGTCAAAGGTCACATATCCGAAGGGATCGGTAATATCGTAACCTCTGTCGGTGAGGGTGTCCACAACATGATCGAGACTATCAAGGAAAAGCTCGGCAATATCGGTCAGGCATTTATGGATATAGCAAAGCAGGCGTTCTCGTGGGGCAAAGATATCATCAGTAACGTTATTTCAGGTATCAGCTCGATGATAAGCTCACTG